AATTCTTCCAAAACAACTTTTACTTCTGGTACGTTATCTCTCATGTTAATCTTTCGTGCAACGATTGACACATCCTCGTTCAACGTCCGTTCATGTAGATAATAAAGGTCTAGCAATCTTCTGTATGCTAGATCCTCCATATCTGACAGGTGTTTTGTGTGACTTATGTAATCGCCAATGTTGAAGGAGTAAAAATGCATTACTCCTCCCCTTTGTATTTTTTAAGCACTTCTTGTCTAGCTTGTTCAACACCTGCATCATCCATACCCATAGCTTCTTTTAATCTAGACAATGGTTGATCTTGTTTCTCAGGTGTAGGAGTTACGTTTACAGGTTGTTTAAAATCAGTGTCCTCATCTATTCTTACAACAGAACTAATTGCATCATTTTTTGGTAGACGTTTTGCAATACGATGGATAACAGTTTTCTTTGCCATCTGGTCAAACCATTTTACCCATGGACTATGTGGTGATGAACTAGCTTTTGATACCTGACGGCATTTTTCTATATCTGCCATGTTCATTACTTCGTAATACTCACCTTCGTTAGTTGTAACAGCAACTGCGTAAACACATATAGGTTTGCCACGGTCACCAGTTATTAATGGTTTGTGTGTAATTTTTGGTGCAGTACCTAGCTCGTAATCAAACAAATCATTTTCGTATACAACTTCTGCACAAATAGTTTTTATTAAACCACTGTTGTGTAATACCTTAATGATGCCTTCGACCATAGGTATGTATTGAACTGATTGCCCATACTGCACTGCTGCTGCTTCTTTTCCATCCAAATACAAACCATCTTGTGCTGCCTTCATAAAGGTTTGCATTAAGCTTGTTTTGTCTGCCTGTAATAACTTTGGATTTTTATTTAGCGTCAACTTTGCAACACTAATAAATTTATTTACATCCATTTGCCTTGGCAAAGCTTCAGTAAATTTGTCTGCCATTTTTTCTAGTGTTCCCTGCATGGCTACAAGTGGTGTGATTGATGAGGTCATTAGTTAAACTCCTTTTGGTTGATTAAATTTAAATTGGCGAAAGCCTTTGCGTGGGTTGATGTATGTACCAACCATGTCTTGGGTAATGTATTTACCTTGACTACCTTTAGTCATTCCGCAATTAATTGTTCCGTATTTGGAAACAATCTTGGATGCATTTTGACTTCTTTCTAAAATTTGTGCTTTTAAAGCATCTTTTGTTTTGCCAAGTGAAACGTACTCTTTGTTGATGGCATAGTAATCATCAACTAGTTTGTCCATATCTTCATCTGCTGCAAGGATTACACCTGCGTCTGCCTGATTGCATAAACTTTTAATGATGTAACTAGAATCCCTGAGATAATCAATGTTAGGCGGTGTACCTGCTTTAATCTTTTCCCAGAACTCTTTTACTTTTGTTTCTAGCATCTCACCAACTTCCTTGTTTCTTGCTCTAACAATTAGTTTTGAAGTGTTGCCACCAACTAAAGCAGCAATACATCCCCAACTAATGTTGGCTACATGAAGTTGATGTTGGAGTTGCATTTCAATATGTGGTGGTGCTTCGATATGGCCATTGCCATCGTCAATCCACTTCGTGCGATAAACCATTGCGTCAACATTTTTGACTTCCATAATGCCTAACTCGTCAGTACTTGTAATCTTGTAATCAAACGAGCTACCCATTCTAGTTTCTGTATCGCTTATGTATACATCAAATTGCTCAACCTTCCATCCTTGAGATTCAGCACAACCAAGAGCAATGCTGTCTTCAAGTTTGCGACCCCATGCCATACGCTCAGAGTCTTCTAAGTTAATAACAACCTTATCTTTTTTCTGGTTGTACAATTCAAACTCTGTTTGGTATGGGTTGACATCAAACAGTGCTGATACCTCTGTAGAAGTTACATCAAGCAATCTGTTTTCTAACCAATCTTGTTTGTTGGTTATTGGAATTTCTTTTACGGTCATTGGAATAGTTCTCCTTGTTTTTCAGTTTTTGGAATTGAATAAACAGCAATTTTCTTGCCGTTCTTTTGTCTTTTCATTTCTGTTTGAATGTTATGCCCTGCTTCCTTTAGGTCATTTATTCTGGCAGCAAGTCTAAAGCAATTAAAAAGCTCAAGAGCTTGGATGGCAGTTAGTGGGCCGTAGTTCTGTAAGTGATACAGAACTTTGGCACTTTGTGATGTTGTTTGTCTCATAGGTCAGGACTCTCTTGAAACGTGACGTATTCTTTATCTGGTACAATCTGCATTTTCCATTTACCAACAACTGCATCGTTGCCACTAAATCTCCAAGTAGGATCTTCTTTCTCATATTCATAATCAGAAAGTTGATACTGCTTTTCTTCTTCAATGCAACCTGACTCAAGACGTTTGCGACTACCTTCTGTAAAACAACATGAAGGCCAAACAGTATGAGAAATAGCTCGATCAATTGCTTGCAATCTCTCACGCAATGCGTATTCGTTGTTGGCAAAAACTTTAATAGTAAATTCTCTCATGGTTAAACCTCCATGATGTGTTGAATCTCAGGTTGGCCAACGTGTGTAGTCACTTTCTCCCAAGGTGTTTTGTTTGCAGCAGAGTTATGTCTTTGAACAATTTGTGCTGCTTCTAATAAACTGTCTGCTTCAACCACAAATGTGTGGTGAACAGTTTTTCTTTCTACAATTTCGTATTTCTTCATTGGTCTAAAAAAGATTTGTACTGAGGGTGGTCTTGTAATTCACATTCGAGTCTGAGTTCTTCATCCCAATCCTCTGATGTGTGCTTGCAATAAGGAAGGTTAGCCAAGAAGGCCAACCTTTCCAGTTTCTGGGTATCTGTCATGCACCCTCCACAAACTCAGGAAACTCTTGAGAAAGTCTGTTCTCAATAGTCTTGTAGTCCATGTCATGGTCTTTTATGTAATCAAGCCTATATTGCTTAAGACTTTGCTTTCTAGCTTTGGTCTGTTTAACCTGCTTTTGTAAATGCTTAATCTGAGCTTGCAATTTTTTGATGTGTGGATCACAAGCTTTTATAGAACTGTCTGTTTGTTGAAGATGCATAAATACACCTTGTGACCAAAAACCAGTTTTATCGTAGTTGTCATCTTCCAATGCTCTTTCGAGATCGTGATGCCTACAATTGAGATCATCATCCCAATGTTTTGATTGTTCTCCTCCAAGTTCAAACATTCTTGTATGAAACTTTTCGAGAATTGCAAATGACTTTTCAGCCCATGCGTAATAGTGACCTGCTTTCATGTCTTTGTTAATAGAAATTAGTAAAGGACAATTGAAGGTATAAGACCTTCGTAATTAAGTGTAGCACATACTGCAACACCTGTCAAATAATTAATTAATCGAAGGCATCTCGTTTCTTTAGTACTTCCACCTCAGAAAAGCATCTGGGGCATTTTAAATTAGTCATTACTGAAAACTCCGAGTACTGTGGCATTGATTCATCAATGTCTATATCCGTACCGGGAACTAAATCAGCATCGCACCAGTAACAGTTCATTTCTTGACTTTCCTTTCTTCTAAATCTTTAAACGGATCTGTATCTACCCATTTTCCATCTATAAATACCTTTAATTTTTCTGGTTCATTTGTGTTAATACACATTGCACCTTCTGGAATGTCGTTTTGTTTTTTCATTCTCTTCCAAAGATAAGTTCATGGGCTGATAGTTCTATACCTCTATCCCATGCTGTTTCTAGTAGTTTGCGTTGGATAGATGTAGGAATAGTTCCATGCTTCTTCCATTTGCTTACAGAACCTGCATCACGACCAATCTGACGAGCCAGTTCACGGACACCGCCAAATTCTGCAATCACAAGTTCATAGGGGGTTTTTGTAGTTGATTCCATATCTATATATTGCCATAAATGCAACGGCAATGCAATAAAAAAAGAGGGTTGTTACACCCTCTATAAATTTTTTTTTAATTAGTTGGCAAGAACATCCTGTTAACTGGTGGTCTAGCATTTTTTTCTAACCAATAATCAATACTAGCTTGCTCTAACTCTGTAAAGTTAAGCTGCCCATTTAAATGGCTGTAATCATATCCAATGAATTGTGCTAGTTGCATAATCCTTGCACAGATTTCGTTGTAGCTGTGTCTGATCTCTGTTAGATACCATTCACGATACACAGTAGGATTTTTAAATTTTCTGGTG